TGCCTTAAATAATGGCGTTATTTTAGGCTTACCTGCTGCTTTCCAGCACTCGTAACAATAATACGAGCGAAACTCCTTTATCTTTTGCGAACTATTACAGACAGGACACCACTTCGTTGTAGCTACTTCTTTAGGCATTAAAGATACTGTTGAGTATAGCTTTCTTTCTTAAGAGATAAGCCTGTTAGTGTAAGCTTACCATCACCCCTATCAGTATAGTTTGCTGGATTCTCTTCACTTTCATCAACCTCTTCAGGTTTAATGTTAACCTTACTCTTACGGCGCTGCTCATCTGGAATAGGAAGTAAATTAGGAGCATATTGCTCACAACTACCTAGACCGCCAGGTATTGAACATTGGTCAGTGTAACGACCTCCTCCTGTATCAAGTGCAATATCTAGAACTACATCAAGTGATGATGTTTGATCAGATGCAGGATACCTAGCAGGTGAGGTGTCTTTAATATTAATAACACGAATATGAAGACCGGAATCGATCATTGAGTCAATTGACGCTTTAACAATGTCACCAAGATCTTTGTAACCATCTTCATTTTTAAAATTATCCTTAAATTTGAATACATCTCCTACAAGAAAACCACCACGCTGGTTGCGTCGCATATAAGACTCCAAAAGAGTTGTGAATTTGTTCGATTTAGCCATACTATTATTTAGTCACTCATATAAATATTTATACACATTTTATGGCAGTAAGGTTAGATAATTTACAGATCCCAGCTAGTGAGAAGAAATCACTTGAGAGCGGATACCTATATAAAGATATAAAGTTCGATCTTGCTACTAGTCGTTTTACTAGACCGGAGCTTTATGGCACGAGTGAACTTAAAGATTTAGCTGAGATTCAAGATGGTCAAGCAGTTATTAATTCGATAAAAAATATTCTCACTACAACTCCTGGACAAAAATTACTTAACCCTACCTTAGGTCTTGATTTTAGAAGTTATCTTTTTGAACCTATTAACTCCACAACGTCCTACTTTTTAGGCTACTATATCTATAATAACCTAGGTATTCAAGAACCACGTTTTACTCTTAACAAATTGCAAATCACTGAGAATCCAGATCAAAGTGAATATCTTATCGATATTAATTTTAGTATACCAACATTGGATATACAAAATTTAACTTTAAATGCTACTCTTAACCGAGATGGGTATGTAGCAGTGTAGATTAAATAATAACGTAGTATAATATGAGCTTACAAGACTTCACAGATTACAAACTTCCTAAAAACGCATATCTTACTTTTGATGCAGATACTCTTAAGAATCTTATTATAGAAAGATTAAACGAGAATGAGACGTTTACAGATCAAAACTTTGAAGGGTCGAACTTTAGTGCCTTTATTGATGTTGTAGCTTATATGTATCATGTATTGCTTTTTCAGCTTAATACTACATCTAATGAGTCTACCTTTAACACAGCTACTATTTATGAGAACATGAATAAGCTTGTTAGTAACATTGGCTATAAACCTCTTGGTGATCAAACATCACTTCTCAACTTTAACCTATCAGCTACCTCTATCCCTGCTAATGTATATACTATACCTAGATTCAGCTCAGTAGTGGCTGGGGGCAACTCATTTATAGCTACTGAAGATATTATTTTTCAGAAAACAACAAATACATCTTTAGAAAGAGTCTCACCTTCTAACAATACATTATATCAAGGAGCTATAACAGAAGCAACATTTGTAGCGACTGGTGAACCTTACGAGAATATTATTCTAGTAGATAGCTTTACATCACCTCAATTAGTTCAGAGCGTATCTAATTTAAATAATACTAAATTTATCTCTGATAATACGTTTGGTATGTTTGTTAATGATGCTGTTACTGGTAAATGGTCGGAATGGGTTAAAGTGCTTCACTCTTCCTCGAATCAGCTGAGGCAAAACGATATGAAAAACGTCTTAACGCTTCTGGTAATTACGAGTTTAAGTTTGGTAATGACTTAAATGGTAAAAAGCTTAACGAAAATGATACAGTTCTTATATTTTATGTTATATCTGATAATGAAGCAGGAGATACTGGTCCCAATACATTAGTAAATGCATCATTTAATTTATATGGATCTTCAAACTTTACTGCTATTAAAGATATTTTATACGGTAATGATCAAACATTAGTTACACCTTCTCAATTAACAAGTATAACACTTAATAATCCTTCTAGATCAGCTCCTCCTAAGAAAGCAGAGACAACAGAGGATATTAAGAACAATGCTCCTAAAGTTTTTGCTTCTCAAAATCGTCTTGTTACTAAAGATGATTATGAATATCAAATAAATAGAAACTTTAATAATATTACTAAGGGTGTTAAAGTTCTGTCAAATGATGAATTCTCTTCTAAGGTGTTAGGTTATTACGCTAATCAAGGTTTAGGTCAAGGAAATGATGATGCGCGGATGTTATTCTCGCAGGTTCAGTTTTCTACTTCAACGAGCTTTAATAATGTATATATCTATACAGTTCCAAGCGGTGATGCAACTTTAAATGGCTTATCACCAAGATATCTTAACTCTGCACAAAAGCAAATTATCGCTGATTTTTGTAATAATAAAAAAGATATAACACATAATGTAGTAGTTACTGATGCGCTATTTAAAGCTTTTGCGTTTGGTATCTCTAATATTGGTGGATCTAGTTTTAGTGATAATGATTCTGTTGATGATATTGTAAACGATAGTTCGTTACGTATTACAGTTGATAAAAATCAAGCTTTAAATAATAGTGCTATTAAAACATCTATTTCAAATACTCTTAATAGTTACTTTAGTAAATTACAGATAGGAGATATTGTGGATGTTGCTGCGATGACCAACGATATACTTAATATTCAAGGAGTAACTGCTTTGCATACAGTTAACGGTACAGCGGAAATATCAAATCTCAGTTTTGTAGTTTGGAATCCTGATTATAAAGACAGTGATAAAGGTATTCAATCTCTTAACTATCAATTAGAAGATTTCGAATACGGTTATTTCTATAATGTAGCTGATATTGTCAATAAGATCGCTATTCGTAGGTTGTAAAACCTTGCTTTGCGATTAAATATGTTATATGTCGCTTAGTTCTCTACAACTCGATCAATCAGGTGAATTTGATCTATTGTATAATTTCTTTTATGTAAGGAACTATAAAGGTGAAGAGACATACGATACCTTTGCACTCCCCTTTACACCTCTCACTTTTGAACCTAATTTAACTGACGGTATAGAGGATTTTATATCTAATAAGCGGATAGTTTGGGATTTTGGTGATGGTACTACTACAAGCAGTAACAGCTTTTCATGCTTACGATACACCTGGATCATATAGAGTTAATTGCTATCTATATGATAGAGCTGGTACAAGTTATTATGATACTTTTCATGCTGATGTTAATATTAAAGATTTTGTTCAAGACGAATTAGTAGTTACAAGTACTGCAGATATAAGTCATGACGCCGGTCAAGTATTAAATCCTATTACTGTAAAGCGTTATAATTCTTTTAGAACTCTTAACACTGGTCTCTCTACTATAGTGCCTTATACATCTGGATCTGGTCCTGATAAAGACTTTTTCAGAGGTGGTTATGATAAATTAACATATGGACATCTTTACCCTAACACTTCTTTCGTTCAAATACTTACATCTAGTGGTATAGTTGAAACTGTACCAATTAACTCTGTTAAAACTATAGATACACCTATATATATCAAACTAAGTAGTAACGAAATTGTGTATACAGATGTATCTGATACTGAAGCATTTTTCGCTGGCGTTTCTGGTATATCCGATGTATATTTTAAGAGTGATTTTACTGGAGATTATAATTTAACATTTGGGTTTGAACAAGGCGATATATTTGAGTATGTAAATACTACCAACTATGGCGTAAGTGCAGTTATCACACCAAATGTCTCCTATAATAGTTTAGAGTTCTCTTCTAATGGTATAGGTGGTGAAGGGGCTGATAACTTTAATGTATTTGATATTAATTCGGAGAAGTTTGCTGGAACAAAAATTGCGTTTGTCGTTAAAGTGAAGGATGATCAGAACTTTAGTAACCGAACTGTACCAAATTTAAGTTCCACGCAAAGCAGCGTCAGTGCGATTAATTTTTACTTAACAGATGGTCTGAGTACATATGATGCAGAGTTTACATCAGATTTTGGATCTCTTTCATCCTTATCAAATGGTGGTTTTTATAAAGGATATTTTATATCCAATACTGCTGTAACCCTTAACAACGTATACTTATCCGGTGCACAGGTTAACTATAATGGCGTTTTCTTAAACGGTGCAAGTAATACATTTACTATTAATCCTAGTAGCTACTATACTGTAGCTAAACAGAACGAAAATATAGACTTTGAAGATGCATTTAAAGAAATTGCTATTCAACCTTTATTTACGGATGCTAGGGTATTAATGAAAGACTTTTTAGGATCTATCTTCGGTTACTTAAGCTCTACACAAGATTCAATAGGTAAAGCTACATATGAGAAGATTCAAAACTTTTTAGATAATAATACAGTTATAGATGAGAGTAATATCGATCAACTTGATAGTTTGCTTCAAATGCTAGATTTACCAAAGCTGAATAAATACTCCTTACCTCCTAAACTTAAAAGGTTAATGGATCTACTTTCTATTAGTAAGTCTAAACTCTTTGGTCGAAGAAATAGAGATAAAACACAATATCAATCTTATGGTTATAGATCTAATAATTTTTATGGTTATAATCTAGGTGAAAAGCTTACTCCAAGTAGTATTATAATTCCAGGTGAGACAATAGTAGCAACTGAATTATATAGTGGTAAGTTTATAACATTAAATACCACTTTACCATTAAGCGCAAGAATTACACCAGTTATTACTATAACAGATGGTATAGTTTACGGTACATCGACTGGAGTATTAATATCTGCTGCTAGCGAGCAAATATCAGAGGGTGTACCTATAAGTATTGAACAAGCGTCTACCGTCAATCTAATAACTAGTGGAGGTACGGAGATCTTAACAGAGGATTTATTAGCATCTTCCCAGTTCTATAATCTTAGTGATTATAACGAAACTTGGGGATGGCCATTACTATCTGGAGGTGGTAGAGAACTCACAGATATCTACTCATTCTATTATCATGCAAGTTCGGTTGGTGATATAACCGATTCTATCATTAATTTCGATGATCCTAATAACACAATAACATATGGTATTACATCTTACACCGATTGGTCTAAAGATAACGGTATTATGTCTAATATCTTTGCTAACTCTCTTTACGAAGGCCTAAACCTTTTTGATACCTAAATATTTATATCGATGTCTAATCAATCACTCAGAACAGTTGTAGTTAATTACTCTATCACAAACTCAAATATTGAGAATGGTGATTATAGGGATAATATTACCCCGTTTTCCTTTTTAGACTTTATAAATAATACTCAAGCAAACTATTCACCAGATGAGTATAGTTCTTTCTATAGCTCTTACCTGAAAGATTGGTATTCACTTCAAGATATATCAGAAGCGGAGCAGATTAAACAATTTAAAGATTATTATCAGCAATTTATTAAAGAGATTGTTATTAGTTATACCACAGAGAGTGAGAAAAGGTTTCTCGAAAATATAAACTTTAATGATCCAGCTGATCTTGATATAGCCATTCCATTTTTTGCTAATAGATTAAAAGATGTTGCTCTGTTTTATAAGAAGAAGAGAGATGAAGGTAAGTATGTTATTGATAGAAATAAGCTTAAGGGTAGTACGTCAGGGGTAGAAAAAGCAATTTTTGATAATATTTATAATTTTATATTTACTGCTGAAGACTCTTATAATGCACAAACATATAGCATTGCAGCTGCAGTTAGTGGTTTGGGTATTGAACTAGAAGAGTTTGTAGATATTTATGGTGATTATTTCAATCTTCCTGCAGATGGGGAAGCGAATAACATTAATAATATTGATACTAAGTACTATCTAGATCCTTTAGCTGTTGAAGCTATTACAGATGAAGAAAATTTTCTTGGTGCTATCAGAACCTTTAAAATTAACCCACCGATTATAACACCGGAAGAATTTGATGCTATATGTAATCCAGATAACGATCTTGTAAAAGTAACTAATGCATATAAAAAAGGTGGTCTTAGCTTAGCAGAAGTATACAGCCTTAAACGATCTTTAATTAAAAAATATTTAGGTACAGATATTTATTATGTAGATAATACTACTACACCTCCTACATCAGGTTTATTAATTGCTGCTGATAACCCAGCATCTAATGCATTAAGCTTGCAAAGTGCAGATGCAGCACAGGTAGAGTCAAATGATGTTAAATTACTTCGAGATATAGGTCTTAATTTTACACCAGATAATATTGGGTTATTCAAGCTACAATCTGAAAACTTTCAATATTCTATTGATATATCTACCTTAGGTAATGAGTTTGTTATTTTTCCTGATCCTAATCGTTTTGGTAATGTATCTGTTAATCCAGTAAGTTCCTACCCAGTATATTATAAATTTGATTATCGGGATAATGTAAGAAACGTTTCTAGTGGTGTAGCTGCCGGTGATCCTAAAATTACTAATAAAGTAACTACATTTGAATCCTATACTACCAAAGAACGCAATACTACCCAATTAAAGGAGCTTAACGATATAAGCTATAAGCTTAACTTTACCGATCTCTTTAACCAGGGAGTTGTAGATAAATATCAAACTGATATTTATGGTAATGAGTATGCATTGTTTAAATATACCCCGTTGCAGCCTAAAGTTAACTTAGATAGTACTATTAAAAGTTTGCTTTTAGATGGGCATACATTTTTCGATATTAATGATG